CACTAGTACAGGAGCATAAGCTGCTGCTGTAGGAGCATAAGCTAAAGCTGCTGCACCATCGACATCAAAACCATCTACAAAGTTATCAACATCTCCACCTGTGATTCCTAAGTCAAAAGCAGTATCAGATGATGTACCTGTTAGAGCAGTAACTACTTGCATACCTGCATGTAGAATTACTGATTCAGCAGGAATACTAAGACATTGATATACGTCACTAGCAGCTAGGGCAGTACCCTTAGATGAAGTAGCGACAGCTAAATCAATAGTATTCTGTATCATATATGGTTTTCTACCTCTAGGGTGATTTCCTCTAGCAGGTATAGTTAAATTTACGGTTGCCATAATTCAATCCCCCCTATGCTAAATGATATATTGCAGTAGCGATTGCTTCTGGGCGAAGTATCTTTCTACCATATAAATGCATACCACGAACAATATCAGCAAAAGAATCAGGGTCTCTATAAGTCTCTGTCTTGTTGATTTGCTCGGCAGTAGCTATTGATGAAGAGTGACCAGCCACAATAACACCAAAGTTAGTGGAACTATTAGTACCTGTAGTAGAAGGTCCTGTTCCTAAACTTGGAAGATTATTGGATTGATACACTTTAAAACCATGTAGGTTATTCATTACTAAACCATTCTGAAGTCCAGTTCCACCCCAATCAGATTGGAATAATCTTGAATCTTCGTCTTTTAGTACCTCAATAAATACAGGGTCTAATACTAACCATCTACCGTTAGTGTCAACATTCTGTTGGTCCATTAGTCTAGACATTCTAGCTATTAGAGTCAATGGGAATGTATCACCTGCGGCAGGTGTTGCATCAGTTGCACCCGGCATTCTTGGCTGAATAGTAACAGCATCTGCTGCTGTACCACCAAAGTCTGCGGCATCAATTTGCATAGTGTCTAATAGTTCATCCGTACCAGCAGTTGAAACAGCAACAGTACCATTAGTAGTAGTGTTAGCCGTATCAGCATTAGTATGCAATGTAGACTGCTTATATCCTGACATATAACCAAGAACGTCTTGGTCAAATTGGTCAGCTAATCTATAAGCTGCTCTATTAGAAGCAAGTTCCTGAAAGTTCACATGAGAGTGAGCTTCCTCGATATCATCCACTTTAAAGGCAAAGTAATTAGCTTTGTCGATAGTAAGTGAAAACTCTTCATCGTCAAGGTCTTGAGGAGTTATTGTAGTTCCTCTTGAATAAGCCTTAACAGTTATTTCTGGTTCTTTGATAACCTTAACGGAATCGCCCATATTCGCAATTTCACCAAAATAGTCGTTATTAGTGATTGCATCAACAACAGAACCCTTACGAAACGCAAGTTGTACCTGTTTGCTGTAAATAATAGGACTAAAATTACCGTTTGGTAAGTTACCATAACCAGCAGCAGTTCCAAATGCCATTTTATCTCTCCTTTGGAATAGTTTGGTTAAGTTTTAAATTTTAGTCTTTTACTTCAATAAGGACCATTCATGCGTTGAGGTTGTACGTAGGACTGCAATTCCTTTGTAGGCTCACATAACTGGGTAATCTCTGAAGTTCGGTAATAATGTAGCACAAGTGTCCATAAGGGGTTGTGTTACATTTCTAGTTACATATAGTTATACCTATAAATAACTATTTGTCAACATTCTTTTTATCTTTATCTTTAAGCATCTCTAAAAAATTAAAGTTTACACTAAAAGACCTACGTTCTCCTTTTGTTTTAAACGGATATACGCAGTGAAATAGGTCAGAAGGGAATATATAGAAGTCTCCTACTTGTGGCTTTACCATAAAGTTTGTATTATTATAACCTGATGATGTACCATGAACGAATTGTATATGTCCATTAGCAGGATGATGGTCTTTATAATCCTCTTCCCATTCTTTTTCTATACCTTCGGGTAATGCTAGATAACCAACACAAGACATACTAGAACCTATATGTAAGTGAATAGGGTTGTATTCATGTTCATATTGTCTAACAAACCATCCTGAATTTATCTTAATGCCATAACTATATTTGTTAGCATCTAAGTTTTTAACACCAAAAGAGTTTCTCTGCTCTGAATATGAATGAAACCTAGCTATAAAAGCAGATACTTCTTTCATCCATAGTGCTTCAATCTCTTTATTAAACTGTAACTCTTGTGTTACTTTACCAACTAATTGGTCAGAGAAGTCGGCTAACTCCATCTTCATTAAGGTATTCATCTTCTTAACAAAGTCAGGACTTAATTTCATGTAACCCATCGAAGGACCAAAGGGTGATATATACTCCTCATTCTTTTGAGGTACATACATTTTTGAGTGTGCTGTCATTATCTACTCCTACCTAGCTGAACCAGATACGTCATAGACAAAGTTGCCTGACCTTATAGCTTCCATTATTGTGTCAGCTTGTTTTTCATACTGTTGAGTAGACATCTTTTGAACTTGAGATTCAAGAATCTTTTTACCTGCTTCTGTAGCATCAACTTTGGTTCTAGTAGTCTTTGTACCAACTTCCGATGCAGCACCTTTATCATTCTTTGTCTTAGCTGTCTTACTAATGTTTCTGTCTGCTTTGTACAAGTCAATAGCTCTAGCTGCTGACCTTGCATCATTATCATTTTCATAGAGTGCATCTTGTACCCATTTTGGTTGGTCATCTGCCCATTCGTGGAAATCATCACTATCCCTTATATCATTAAAATCAGGATGAAACTTTAACAATTCAACTTCAGCTTTTTCTTTTTTAGCTGATACATTCATTTCATCTATTTTCTTTATTCTATCTTCTAGCTCTAACGATTGCTCTCTTGCCTTCTTCATAGCTATTGTTTCTACAATCTTTGCCACATCAGGATATTCTGTTGCCCATGCTTCTATGTCCTCATCAGACTTAGGTAACTTCATTTCTTTCTTAGTTGCTTTGGCTAGTTGCTCTTTCATGTCATCTAGTTGTTTTTGAAACTGTTTTTCTTTTTCTTGCGTATGTCTTCTTAAATCTCCATATCGCTTTTTAAAAGTTTTCTCTTCAGCAGAAGTCGGTTCTGCTTCATTCGTATCTTCCTCTTTGACAATCTCAGTTTCACCTTTTTGCTCTTTAACGAGCCTTTCAAGTTCTTCTTCATCTTTCTTTATCCTCTCTTCTTGAGAATAAGGTCTATTCATAAACATTTCTTTTTTAGGTGTATTATCTTCTGCCATTACTTTTTCTTGTGCTTGTTCAGCCATTTTCTTCTCCTTGGGGGGGTTATCGTAGCCATTATATTGGGGGATAAGTAGCCTTATTATATCATATTATAATTATATTGTCAAATTTTTATGTTCCTCCATAATCTGTAGTATTATCAGAACCACCATAGCCACCATCTGTTCCATCATTACCACCATTATCATTATTATCATCATAACTTGGTGGAGGAGTATATACGGGTGGAGGAGGTGGTGGTGGAGCTTGTACGGGAGGAGTAGTAGGTGCATTGATAGGATTACCTTTACTATCTGTCACATTAGTTGTTGTACCATCTTCGTGAGTATAAGTACCATTTACATTTATACTATACGTTGTGCCATTACTATTTACCCCTGTTCCTTTTGAACCACCATTAGCTTCTATATCGGACATAGCTTCATTATTAAATCCTAAGTTTTGTAACTCTTCTACTGTTTTATCTTCATCTCCTAATGGGTCACCTGCTAATGTGTCATCTAATTCTTTTTCAGCTTGTGCTTTTGATTCTAAAGAATCTTTAGCTAAAGAACTAATACTTGAGAAAAGATTAGATAACCCTTTCTGTTTATTTGTCACTTCAAACATGTTAGGTTCAGTGGTAGTTTTACCAAAATTCCTAATGCCATCCATTATACCTTTTGCTTTTTCAGAAAAACTTTTTTGCTCTGCTTCATTAAAAGAATAAGTTGAGTAAGGTTTTCCTACACTAGCATAATAGATATCTTTTCCAAAATCTAGTGCAACCCTACCTTGTTTAGCCAATGCTTCTTTTGCTTCTATTGACCAATCATTTACATTAGAAACTCTAGTTAAACCATATTCTTTTTGTATTTGAAGAGCAGATTGATGAAATGCTGTTGCTTGTGTTTTTCCTAATTCTGCTTTTGCCACTGCACCTTGAGCAGTAAATCCCCCTGTATAAGGTGCTAGTCCTGTGCCTATAGCTGATGCAAATGTTTCAAAAGGACTACTAGTTAGTACACTAAACATACTAATTTGAGATTTACTAAATTCATTAAATACATCTCGTAAGTCATCACTTAAAGAAAATCTATCAATAGATGCATAATCTATACCACCTTGTTGCACTCCACTTGAACTATCATCACTATCATTATTATCTAAAGTACTATTCGTAATAGCATCAATTTCTTTTTTTACCCCTTCAACATTATTAACTTCTTTTTCTACACCTTGTTTTGATGCATCTAATATATTTGTAAAACGAGAGCCTACATTACTAGGAACGGCACTTAGAAAGCTAGGTGACATATTTATGTTACTAGTCTTTTTTTTTAAGAAGTCAGATGATTTAGGTATATTAGTAACCATACCTCTTGTAGGCACGTCTTGTTGCCTTACATTTAATGGTTTCTGTTGAATCATAGTTCTTTGTTGAGGTATAGGATTTAAAAAAGAGTTATCTTTATTTAGGTCTGTATTTTCTGTGGTAGGTGTAGTGCCGCCTTCAGCCATTGTTACTACCCCACCTTGGTTAAAATTTGAGTCGGTTACCTCCTCCTCCTCATTATTATCGTCTTCCATATCTAGGTCATCCATAGTGAAAGGCATATCATCAGGAAGAGTAGCTTCTTCAGAGTTACCCATTTGACCCATGTCTTCCATTCTCTTTAAACCTGCTTTAGCTTCTTGTCTCATCATCATTAGTTTTTCTAATCCTATGAAACGTACTACGTCAGCAGGAAACACAAACTCTCCTTCACTTAGTTGTGCAGGGATATCATCTCTTACTTCTTCTTTAGTTGAACCTATAGGAACATCATTACCTGATATAGGGTCTACCGAACCACCCTCGTCTTTGAGACCACCCTCTTCAAACATTTCCATTTGTTTAGCTAGAGAGCCACCTTTATTAAATTCTTTTGAAGTAACCAACGCTTCAAGTTCAGAACCTTTTTTTAATCTTTTATTCATTATATCTTCAGGGGTATAACCTCTACGATATAATTCAGTCATAAGCTCATCTCTAGGTAGATTAGCTAACTGCGTATCAGGAACTCCAACTTGAGTTTGCTTCTCTTCTTTTACTATATCTTTATTGATTATATCAGGTTTTGCTTTAGGCATCTGTGCCTTTGTCAAATCCTTATTATTTTTTTTCTTTGCCATTTACTTCTTCCCTTAACAATTTAAGTCGTTTGAGAATAGCCACTGCTCCTTGTGACCTATGTACAAGAACAATATCATCTGTTTGCTCTAGTATCTTATGTTGATTAGCTATTAATGAATCAAGATAATCATTGAAGTGGGTTAGGAGTTGGGGGTTGTTCACTAGCGGCTTGATTTGCTGCAGCACCTGCTTGTCCGTCATTTCCTGTAAATCCTTGTTCTCCCGGAATTGGAGCTTGTCCAGTTCCTATTGTTCCACCACCTGAACCTGTTGGGTCTA